TTTACCAAGTTTCAGAGTCAATACTCTAAATGCAGCTTTAAGTACTTGCGCCCGTGTCATATCACGAGTTTCTTTACCATCAGCAGTATCTTCTACTTCTTTTGTAGTAGACAACATACCAAGAGAATCTAAACACAATAACATTGGTTTTCTATCTGCTTCATTTTGTTGCAGATATGCATCCAATACTTTTAATGATTGTGTACGAAATTCTTGTACAGTTGTTACAGGTAGGATAACCATACGATTAGGGTCAATACCCCTATCAATTACCATCTGTTTTGTAATTGCAGATTCAGACTCAAAATACAACACACCAGCATCTGGGTTTGCATCAAGGAATGACTTAACCATGCCCATTACAAAGAAAGTTTTACCTGTTGCAGATTCGCCTGCAACCGCAGTTATTTTATTTGCTGGTAGTCCACCATAAATTGAACCACTCAGTAGTGCATTGAAGATATAAGAACCAGTGTCGATAAATGCATCAACATCACCAGCCTCCACCCCTTCAGATACAAGTGCTGCGTATTCGTTGCCCGCAGTCTTAGCAATGTCCTTTAAAAAGTCCATACTACACATCTCCTTCTTTTCTGTTATTAGAACGAAAAGCATCAAAACCGTCTGGGTAACGTGCTTCCAACTTTTCGATATTCATATAAATGACATCTTCCAATGAACACTCCATAGCGATACATGCCTGTGCAATATACCACATTACATCACCTAACTCACGTTTCATGTGATAGACTGTATGTTCATCCATTGGTTTACCTTGAAACAAACACTTCTTAATAATCTCTGCAAATTCACCCCCTTCAGCAGTGATACCAAGTGCGGCAGTAATTAACCGTTCTGGTGGTAAACCCTGTTCATCAATTATATCTAGTGCGTCAGAAAATGCAGTTGCATCTTTTGATTCATCAGAAGTCACTTCATCGACAAATCGAGTATAGTCAAGTAGTAGTCTTTCATCAGTCATATCTATATCCTTTGATTCCATTTTGTTTATTATAGTATATTGGTCTGTAAAAGTCAAGAGATTTATAGGATAACACTTTTTTGTGGAACTTGAATTCCACTTGTCTGTGTTTGCCATCCTTCAGCAATTTGTTGCATAGTAGGTAAAATGAAAGATACACAAGTTTTATTAAACTGTAATGTTCCATCTACTTTATCGCCAGTCATACATACACCATCAACTAACGCCACACCCTTTTCATTTACTTGTACCAAACGTGGACGTTCAATAGTATATGACATCATATCTTCAGATTGATATCTCCCAATGACTTCAGCTCCATTCGTTAGAACGAGTGTAACAATATCATTCTCTTTTATTTTGTTTTCTTTTGACATTTTAAAATCTCCTTGATTTCATTTTTTACTTCATTTAAATTCTCTTCATCATCAGTTTGACGTATTGCCAATTCACCCATAAGAAGAAAGTTAGTTTGTAGATTGTTGATAAGAGTCCGTCTTGTTTGTAACCACTTTTCAGACTGTTCATCTCCTCTACCAATGTGTCTTGCCTTCTCTACAGATGGAGACACCTTTAATATATAAACCTTTGAGTCATGTTCTGATAACAACCATTCTATATCTTTGGCACGACAGAACCTATCCCCTTCAAGTATTATATGTTTATGCTTGGGTGCTTCTTGTTCGATGAAATCTCTAAATTTAGAAATTGCACCATAACTTATCCTATCAGTTCCCCCAAATGTTTCTCCAACAGGATATCTACCTACTACAAGAGTGTCCCCATGTTTTTGGCATGGGAATAGTTTCATGGGTTCGACATCTTCATGCAAACCCATTTCTGAAATAAGACTTCTCATTAATGTGGATTTACCAGAGCATGGTATTCCACCTATCATTATAATCATTCTTTTATAGATGCCTCATATTGTTCTTTGTAGTCAAGTGCATTCATAGTACCCATTTTTGAATTATGAAACTTTGTAGTAATCATCAAGTTGTCATAAGTTGTTTTTCCACCTTCACTGTGTGGAATGATATGAGCACCAACTGCTTGAGAGAAATGAATTGGGTCACCAGTGATTTCACAAATACCACCAACCTCTTCATATCTTTTCAATAAATCTTTAACAGAAAATGCACGCTCTGAATCCTTTGCAATTACACTTGGAGTAATATCAGATAACCAAATCCGTACTTGTTCAGTAGATGCATCAGAATTAGTTTTCTTTACATAAGATTTAAATGCATCCCAAACTTTAGAATATCTACCATCCAACCTGTCACCATTCTCATCAACATAATCTACTTGAGAATTAGCATCTTCAAAATCGTTTAAGTTTTTAACTAGACTTTTAGTAAACAAGTCATAATCTTCAACTTTAAAATCTTTAGGAAGATTAAAATAAACATGTCTCAAGAAACCAAATTCCATTATACTTATTTTATGCTTAGTGTAAGTATTCCAGAAAGCACCAACATTCTGATAAAAACTATATTCTTTTAAAATTGAATTTTTAATCTTGTTTATTTTAGTGGGAGTTGCCACTTCCAAATATTCTAGAATTTGATTCTCATTAGTTGATAGTCCTTCGCCATACCATAATCCAGCAGAATCCAAAATAAGTTCTAAGTACTTACCTCTATTATTAGAAAACCCAACGTAATCTTTAAACAGAGTTAAGACATTATCTACTGCACCATCTCCATAATCAACAACCTTTGTTAGTTCTCGTAACTCTACAATACTTGCAGCCATTCCATATGCATTTGCTTTTTCAACAAAGTTAAGAACGGTTTGTGTTGCAAATTGAACAAATTGCTTTCCCTTACCAGAATCATCTAATTCGTAAAAGTCAATAATTCGCAACTTGTAATTGCGATAATATTCTTTTGCATATGGTGGTAGGTCAGAAAAAAACTTTTCTCCAAAGAATGAAGATTTGTGTAAAGGAAACTCATTGTTTAAGAAATCTAAGATTGCTTTTCGTGTTCTATGTCCACCTTCCAGAACTTCTTTATCTGTAATACCAGCAATAGATATCTCACCAATATCCAATCCTTCAAAAATAGATTGTACAATACCCTGTGCTTTAGATGGTGTTACTCCACCCCTATCAGTAGATTGAACATCAGCTCTTTGCCAAATAGGATTAGGATTAACATTATTATCTTGTATATACCCAAAATACTCATTAATAGTCATTGGCATACATTTAAATGCACTCTGTTTCAATTTTGATAAATTCACTATTCTACTCACTTAACATTCTCCATAATATAAACTCAATTTCTATATACATGTTACCATAACATGTAACAAATGTCCAGGCCTAATCGCCAAGAAAGTCATTTAAATTTCCAGATGTTTTTGCAGCATACTTACCAATCAACTTTTCTTGTTTACCATAAACTCCAATTGTTGCCAAACGTCTATCACAATATGCAACACAACTAAACCGTTGTCCCTTACCAGAGATAGGAGTAACACCATGTACTTCTTGACTGTCTGCAATTACAACACTATTATCTGGAGCATCAACTGCAATCCCATAACGAGGGAAACAAAGATATGCACCATCATAATCACCTTCTCTGAATACACACATACTTGTCATACCAGCATCAGTGTCACCACTGTCTACATGTGCAGCCATCTTTGCAGACTGATATGCAGAATATCTGTTTGCAGATAGTGTAGTAAAGATACCTTCACCAATACGATGTTCTGGACGAATGTTGTTTTCTGCAAAAGACTTCTGACTTCTATAGATATCATCATTTGCTTTTGCAAATGCAGTTTCATTGTGTTCAGAAATTTCTTGTAGTGCTTCCCACTTATCTTTATTGTCTTTACACCAACCAGATACATCAATACCACCAGTGAAACGTCCACGTTTATGTCCAATCATAACAGAATGGATTTCGTTTGAATATGCAATCATACCCCAACCACCAGACTTTGTACGAGTGTGATATGAATTAGGTGTTCTAAGTTTGTAGTCTACACCCTCAACTAATCCTTTTGCCAACATCTCTTCTTTATCGATAGGGCCTGAACAGTTTGCCCTCATTGTAGAAGTATCTTCGATTGTTGTTAGAATATCTCTAATCTTACTTTCTTGTGGAAAGGCATTAGTGATAACATATGCAAGGGGAACATCTGAACCATCCAGTGAATGGATTGGTTTCATAACACCCATATCTTCATCAGTGACTTTAATCACTGTGTCATATGCACTTTCGTCTAGGAACTTACCATTCCACTTTTCATAAGTTTCTTTTTGTCCTAAATCTTTTTCGACTGTAATTTTTTTCATTGTTCTATTTCCTTATAAGGTTTAAGGATGTTTTCGTAAATCTTATCAGCGAGATACTTCATTTGTAGTGGTGCAACCATTAAACCGATTCTTGCTAGTTTCTCATTAAGAGTACCAGTGAATTTATAATCCTCTGGCAAAGTCATTAGTCTTGATGCTTCCCTTGTTGTATACACTCTATCTTCTACAGGGTGCAAGTGAACTGCAAGACTTGTTTGTAGTCCTTGTTCAGAAAGTGTATGAGATGCTTGATTCCAAGGAACTCTACGAGATTGAAAGAACGAACTCTTTCTTTCTGGTACAGTCTTACCCCATTTAATTCTGTGTGCGATAACCTTATCGTACCAAGGCCCAACTACGTCATCACCAACCGAAACCACCTTGTCTGGATTCTTTGGTAATCTCTTCATCCACTTATATTTAGCGCTCTTGGTCATCGACTCACAAAGTTCAATTGCTTCTACAGCATTTGCATTGTTTTGTTGGATGTCCCAAATTGCATCTTTAATAGTGGTAACATGTTCTTCTGGTTCTGGAAAAATCAAACTTTCAAGTATCATAAACGGTACACCGATTTTATCCAATACATCATTTCTTACTGAAACAATAAACACTCTTTCACGCTTCTGAGGTACACCATGATTGTGTCCTTTTAGAACTTTGTAAACTGTTGTATAACCTAATGCTTCGAAATCATTTACCATTCTCTGTAAATGTTCTTTTGCATATTCCATTGTAAGTCCTTTGACGTTCTCACAGACAATTACTTTTGGTTTCATCTCACCAGCAATACGAATCTGTTCCCATGTCAAATCTTCAATGTTTTTCTGTTTCATTCCATAGGCAGTCTTTTCTTTACCCCACCCTGCTTTCTTTGTACCAGACATAGAGAATGGTGGACATGGTGGTGAACCGTCAAGTATATCAAGTTCCCCTTCCTTTATCCCTGTCATTTCCATAATCTTTGCACCAGTAACATCTTTGATATCACCACAAATATGTGCTGGAGTATCAGGCCAGTTCTCTAAGTAAGTATCTACTGCAACCTGTTGAAACTCATTAACGAAACGGCAATCGCCACCAGCGAGTTTATACCCTGCTGATGACCCACCACCGCCTGCAAAAAACGATATATAATTGAAAAGTTTTCTATCAGATGATTGTTTCAACTCATCCAAATTATATCTAAAATATTTCATTCACTTCCTCTTTCATAATTTATACTCTTAGTATACTTGTTTTGCCAACAAATGTCAAGGCATTTATCCAAAAAAATCTTCCAATGTTGTCTGTGTTCCATAAGAGCGGTCAATGTTCCATCCAATTTGATTCATAATAAACGTCAACGGTTCAACAAAAGACTTCTCATACTGTAAATCATAGTCAATCATCTTGTGTAAATCTAGTTCTGGGGGCAACTTAGTAATGAATGAAATCACATTGGATGACATACGATTAGGTTGTCTCATGTTTAAGAACTTGATTTTGTCACCTTCCTGTATAAGAGGATACTTGTTTGTTAGTTTGTTTTGTTTAGTATAGTGATTGTAGAGCAATGCACCTTTACAATGCATAGGTACACCCTTAGTGAATATACCAGAACTACTACTCCACTTCTTTAGTCCATTAACAGAACGAGGGAATGCAATATCTTCTGGAGGCAACTTCATAAACTCCTCACGAAATTCTTGGATAAACGTATTCACATCTTTTTCTGTACCAGACATAATAATCTTTAGACAATCTTTAATCTTGTCACGACAAGGAGCAGGAGTACTTGACTTAACTGCTTCGATACCCATAATTTTGAGTTTAGGTTCTTGATAACGAACACCTTCGATATCCCATGCATTGAGAATGTATCTTTTCTTTGCAGTCCAGATACCTTTATCTGCAATAACCTCTCGTGCCATCTGCATCTTTTGGTCATATGCATTTACATAAAGAGCAAGAGCTTGATAACTCTTATCAATAAAAGGTTCAACTTTCTCTTGAGCAACTCTATCAAGGAAATCCACGGCCCTGCCACGATACGAACCCTCCGATTCATCTGTTCTCTTTTCAAGCACAGTATTAACCAACCTGTCAAAAGTAATATATACCGAATCTGTATCCGATGCAATAACATAATCTTCTCCATCTGTTTTTAGGAGTTTGTTTAGATACATATTAATAGATTTCTCAATCCAACGAATAGAGAACTGTCCAGATGTAGTAATACCTTCTGCAATCCTCAAATCATAATATCTAAACCACTCATTACCAATCGCACCATAAGCAGAGTTCAATGAAATCTTTCTTGCCATCTGAATATTCTGAAACTTAGATACGTCTTTTAAGTATTTAGCATCCTTGGTATCTTCATATTTCTGTTGAGCATCCAACATCTTTTTCTTGTAGATAGTACGGTCATTATACATCTCTTGCATCATCTCTGGCAAGAAACCTAGTTTGTCTTTACTGAACAATGCACCGTTTGGTGTCATCGTTACGTTTGGGGGAAGCATGTCTTTGATTTTGAATTTCTGTGCAATCAAATCATCAACAGAATTTTCACCTAGATTAAGTTGTTTTGCCAACAAAGTCTCTGGTGAAATATTGTACTGCATAATCAAGTGAGGATAAAGTGAGTTCAAGTCAAAAGACATAACCCATTTATGTTGTCCTACTTGTGGTTCTTTTACATAAGCACCCACATACTTCTCACCCTTGGATTTGTGTCCAAGTTTTTGGGGAATGATAATATTACTTTTGAGTAAGTGATTGTATATCAATACATCCCAATATTTAACAGACGTAAAGGAGTCGGATATATTTACCTTTGCCTCATACGTCATAGTTAGAATCAAGTCGATGAGTTTCATCTTCTCATCAAGTCTGTCTACCAGTTCAACGTCCATGATGTTGTAGTCAAGGAACGACTGATAGTCTTTAGTATACCAATCACGAAATGTCTCATATGGATTTTCATCCTTGCGCTGTCCTAGTTCGACAAACGCAATATGGTCAAGACGATATGATTCTTGATTGGTGTAAGTAAATTTACGATAGAGTTGTAAGTAGTCGATATTCTCAACACCAAGGATATTGTACACTTGGTCTTTCTTACCAAATCCACTACCCACCATGCGAGCATCAACAACACCCCAAGGAGAAAGACGTTTCATTGCGTCCTCACCCATTTGAGATTTGATACGGTTACAGATATAAGGTATATCAAAGAATTCTGTATTCCAACCAGTAATAATATCTGGATGGTCAGATTCCCACCATGCAAGGAATTGTGCTAGTAGTTCACGTTCAGTTGCACATTGAATGTATTGAACATCATCTCTATCGTTTTTGTACTCATGTAAACCCCAAACCTTGATACGTCCTGTATCATGGTTCTTAATGGTGATAGACAACATAGGTTCTGCAGCTTGTTCTGCATGAGGGAAACCATTCTCACATTCAACCTCAATATCGATAGTAACAATACGCATCTTCTCAGAATCGAATTGAATCTGTTTAGGATATTGTTCTGCGATATAGGTGTATGGGAATTGCGTCATACCAAACACGAGGTGTGGTTGACTAGAATAAAGTTCTACAAACTCTTTTGCTTCCTTAATTGTAAGGAACTTCATAGGATTGACATTCTTGCCATCCAGAGTTGTAAAACCAGTTTCCTTCTTTACAGGAACATAAAGAGTGGGTTCGTATTTAACCTTGTAGTTAGAACGAACACCATCTTTGTATCCACGAACAAGAAGTTGATTACCCCATTGGGCAACGTGAGTATAAAATTTCAATACATTTTTCCTTATCAAAGAGTTTCATTATATACGGTTTAAGGTAGAATGTCAAGAGAAAAGTGGTAATTGTTCCTCACTTGAGAAGTGTTTATCAATCATATCAATAATATCTTGTGCATCTGCAATCTTTGCCAGTTCGCATTCTACTGCTTCTGCAATATCAGAGTGTTCCCCAATACCAGCAGGATTCTTCATATAGACTGCAACATTTGCTTTATGTAGTGCAATCTTACCTTCATTGTGTTTTTTAATTGCTTCGAGTAGTGTCATCATTTTTTCCTTTACCAATTATTTCGATACAAGAATGTTTTCAATATTTCTTGAGTTACACTCTTGCCTTTAGTAGACCTTTCAATTCCGCCAAATCCTGGCATACTGTTTATCTCCAGTATATATGGTTGTTCCTTCTCTCTATTTTTAGAGGGAAGAAAGTCTACACCAACCAAATCTCCTTTACAGAGTTTTGCAGCTTTGATTGAATCTGACTTTTCAATTTCAGTCAGTTCTATCTCTTCTGTCTCTGCACCTAATGACGCATTGCTTCTTGCATCACCATCAATTACTAATCGTTTCATAGATGCAATTATTTCACCGTTAAGTACAATAACCCTAACGTCATAATCGACTTTAATATATTCTTGTGCAACAAGGTCAATGTTCTTACTTAACAGTGATAACATTTGCACTGTTGGGTGTAGTGAACGCATACTCTCTACAATAACAACTCCAACACCAGTTTGTGAACCACTAGATGCTTTAAGTATTATTGGAAACTTCATTCCATCGATTGCACGTTCTGTATCATCCGAATATGTTATAGGAACAGTTACAGGTGTTTGTAAACCATTCTTTCTAAACAGTTCATTACAATAGTATTTACTTGTACAGATATCCCATGTCTCTAAAGATGGTATTGTTTTAAACCCAGCATCTTCTAAGAGTCTAATCATATCTACCCATCTTCTATTCGTTGTAAATCCAAGAGTACCTAATCCTCTAGGGAAAATTAACGTATCTTCTGGATTAATTTCAAATGGTTTTTGATATTCTGTTTTACCATCCTCACTTGGTTTTACTGCTTTACCTGTCTCATCGAATGCGAAAGAATTAACATAAAACTTTCCGTTTTTCTCTTCGATAAAACTACCAGAATATTCAGCATTGAATAAATCAATACCAAGTTTCTTTGTAGCATCATTCATCAACTTAACATCAGGCCTATCTTGTTTACCTACATCTCTCAAATTTTCGTGAGAGTTGTGAAAGATTACAAGTTTATACTTCTGTTCTTTTGGTTCTTCAGTAATAAAGTTTGTGAATGATTGTGTCAATTTAAACTTCTCTTTTTTTACCGATATTGTATTTTGTCTCCAAGTCCCACTCGTTCTTTTCTT